TGGAGTGGCAGTCCTTGATCGTCTCATGGATACTGTGACAGGTATCAGAGATGAGAATGGTGTGACTGAGTTCTTCACCACAGTTACGGGTGAGTACGCCAGGCGATTACTAACCTTCCTTGGAGTTGCAAGAGATATATCGGCAAGTGACATTCCCACGAGGATGGTTAAGAAGTTCGGAGAACTGACTGGCAAAGATATTGGAGCGATTGCAGAGACTTTGCAGGATTTTGCTGAGGAAGAATCCAAACAGAGAATGACTGAGAGTGAAGATCCTGTTGTTGATCTTGAGCGGAAGGTTAAAGGCCAAGTTCCTGGGCTTAGCCAAGAGTTGCCAGAGCGATTTTCTGGGACTGGTACTCCTCAGCGGAAGGTTGACCCTGCACTTCAGGCAGTTGGTGTTCCTTTACGTCCGAAGCAAAGTGATTTCGAAGATGCTCTTGGACTGTACCAGTTCACTCAGCAAGAGAAGTTTCCCTCGACTGGCATTCCAGAACTGGATAACATGGTTAGGGAGGAGGCCAACCCCATATCTGCCGACATAGGCAATGCTATTGTTCGAAGCCCAGGGTTCAAAAACCTGTCCATATCTCAGCAGAGTCTCGTCCTACAAAAAACATTAGAGGGAATTCGAGCCGCCGCTCGAGTGAGGGTTCTGTTAAGACCAGATGCTGCCCCGTTCAGAGCTTTGCTGAAAGAGCAGAATATCAGCACCCGCACTATAAGAGTCATCAACGATGAGTTGAAAAGGGTCAGTCCTGATCTGCCCTCTCTTCGGGCAATCATCGCAAATAGGGCGAGATATGAATGATAGTGAAAACGTTCAAATTTTGGACGATACTGGTTGGGTGTCTCCTCCTACCAGAGATCAGCATAGCAGAAATTTGTTTAGCAAGAGAAAACCTTATCACGCAGCTTAGTCTCCAACACGGTGAGAAGATTACCGCTCAAGGACTAATAAGCAACGGAATGGTTATGGAATTACTTGTCTCAACCGAAGGCAATTGGACAATACTTATATCTCGTTCTGATGGTATCTCCTGTGTAGCTGCAACTGGAGAGGGATGGCAAACTATAGAAGTGGGGGGTGATGATACATGACTTCTGGGTTAGACGTTAAACAGTTTCGGGAAGACATAATTCGTCCTACTTTGTTCTACCTAGACATGTATAGTATGTCTGCAGAGACGCTGCTTCTGGGGACTGCTATCCAAGAAAGTTTGCTGTGCTACATCAGACAGTTGGAGAGCGGCCCTGCTCTAGGTCTTTACCAGATGGAGCCTGCAACTCATACTGATATTTGGCTAAACTACCTTGGATTCCGCCCTGAACTGAAGGAGAAGATGGAAGATTTGTTGGCTCCATTCCCTTCGAGGATAGACCAGCTTCAATCCAACCTATTCTATGCTACTGCAATGGCTAGGCTGCACTACTATAGGGTGTCTATGCCTCTACCTGAACCTGATGATATAGGGGGGATGGCAGCATACTGGAAGGATCACTACAACACTGAATTGGGGGCTGGGTCAGTTCAGGAGTTCATTGATCGCTTCAATAATTTTGTTTAGCTTGCCTTCTTTAGCCAAGAGTTTGTCAAACTCTTCTTGCCTGATCTCATAAGTTGTCCAGGCCGCTCTGCAGTAGCCGCACATTCTTTGTCTGCGGATATAGCCATCCCCTACATAAGTCTGCTGAACTCCGACCATAGCCTCGCCGCAGTGGTGGCAGATCAGGCGGGATTCTTTTTTACTCCTTGCCATTTTGCATCTCCAACTGCCATACCTCAAAATCAATCTTCCATGTAGACATAGTATGTTTCTCCCTCTTCTCTGTCTATCTTAACCCTAACTCTTTTCATAGCTACCAGTGTTTCAGTTACGGCATCTAGAACATATGAGTCCACAGTTCTGTTGAATCTCCTAAGAATGGCAGCCTTTGTAACCTTTTTACGTTCCGACAAGAATTCAATCAATGCCTCACTTTCCTCAGCATACCTAGCCTTGCCAATCCCAGCAAAGACCTTCTGCATCCCCACCTCTGCCTTTTCCATCAAATTAAGTGCAACCTCAAAACTATCTAAATCTAATTCCCTTCTGTCGTGCTGGCTAGCAGCTATTATCATCCCCAGCTTCTTAACATGGGTCGCCCTTCTTGAGATATATCCAGCAAAAGCGGGATCATTTACCGGCCCTTCTCCCTTCTCAATCTTCTTCTCCTCTTGTACATACCAGTTTTCATACTGTTCAAGGGTTTCGGGGGTGAACTTATATTCCCCCGTCAGTGTATGTATGATTTCCAAGTCGTGTATGAGCCTATCCCTTAGGGCTTTGTCCGGCGGCTTGAGGTTTGGGTTTGAGATGATCTTTCGCTTTTGAGTTTCGACGATGAAGATGCATCTTGAAGTGAAGCCACCGCCGATCGCCTCATGTGGCAGTATAAGGGGAAGCCAATCGGGAGCTGTCGCTGCCACCAGATTGAAACACATTCCAGCAAGCTCATTAATACCCTTATTTTTAGTCCGTCTTTGCCAATCATCGCGCGAGTCATACCAGTTAGTAAGCATCGCCAAGAAGCGTTTGTTCTGCTCGCCGGTAAAGACAGATAACTCTTCGAGGAAGCCCGCCATAGAGGACATTTCTCGCATGTTTCCAGTTGTTTCATCTTTGAACGCTCCGGCTGAGTCATCCATCTGTTTGATTATCGCCTCTGGAGAGTTGTCCTCCCCAAGCATAGGGATGTTGAGGGTTTTGACCATACTTCTCCCAATCGTAATCGCCTCCCCTTTTCGTGCCCTACCCGAAGGTCCAACAAGGACGACATACTGGTTAGGATAAATATCAGTGTGCCCCCATCGCATATAGACTTTCCTTTGAAGGGCAGCGCCAATACACCCCATAGCAGTCCAGAGATGAAACGCCAGAGGCGACTCTGAATTATCGGTGTATTCCAAATAAGCATTGAGCCAGTTATCCAGCTTGCGTTGAGGCATTCAACTTGTCCCACGCTTCTTCTAGGTTGTGTTGCATCACATCTACATCTTCACTTAACTCGACGGGGATCATATGTCCCCAGTCCCTTCCAACCTTCAGATCAGTTCCAATTTGGAACTCTCGTCCGCTGTACTGAATAGTTGGGGACATATAATCGAGAGCGTGACGAATAGTAAACAAGGCCATTTCGTAGAAATGATCTATGGGATACTGATACACAATTGAATCGTGTACCTGTGCCAATAAGTCGGCCAAGTCAAAATAGTCAGCACCTTGCACAAACGCCTTAGCCATTCCAGAGTTGACCATATCTACAACCGTTGATTGGGGAATAAAAGCATAGGCTTCTTTGAACAGTTCGTCACCCCAGGCATCTCTGAACTCCCTCTTCCTTCCGAAACAGTTGGTTAGAGTTCTATTGTCTCTGAGTTGTTGTCGGATTGTCTCCCACCAAACGGGTATTCCCGGGTAGGCGCTGTGGAGATAGAGATCGACAATTCTTTTTGCATCCCGCTCCTCCATCTCATTTTCCAACGCAAACCGTCGATAACCCATTCCGTAGTTAAGACCATGATTGGACTTTTTCCCAGCTTGTCGAATAGACATACTTCTAGGCAGGAAGTAATCTCCTTCAAGTAGCGCAGCAAGTGACTCACTCCTAATGGTCCTAATTGTATCTGGATCGGTGTGGTGTTCGACAAGTTTATTCTCCATCTCAACAAGTTCAATTGGAGCGCCTGATATGAGCATACCAGTCTTGCTGTGGGGACTCTCGTCACCTTTGACAACATCTATCATCTGACCATCACCCGAGGCGTAGGCCACCACGACCCATTCCGCCCCAGACTTGTCAAACTCCATTAGGATGTGTTGAGTCATGACTTTTTCTTATTCCGTTTGCTGTGTGGACCTAGACGAGCTTTGTAACAGGTCAAACACTTACGATGTCCATCATGTCCTGTACCGGTGTTTTCAGATGTGTACTCATGCCCGTTGGTGCAATGGGTCTCCTTAGACCGATGCCGACTAGTGCGAAAGTTGTGATTCTTAGGTACAGCATCCATCCTTTTTGCTGTCACTTCGTTGATGATGAGTTCAGTCTTTTGCCGGACCATTGCTGTTAGATCGTTTATAGACCAGACAGGCTGAGATACAAACCTTTCAACTATAAGATGTTCAAGACGGTTTAGGGCTTGGAAGGTTTCATCTGTTGTGTTGGTCATTCGTCGGCTACCAGGAAACTCTTGAATTCAGGATGAATATTCTGCATGTTCATGCCAGTTCCGAAGATCGTTTGAGAGGAGGACAACCGACCTGTAGTTGTCCCTCGGATGTTATAAGAGCAGCGCATACGGTGATCTCCATCGACATCTGCGGATAAGTAGGTGCCGTGTAGTTTCTTGAGGGTCCGAATTTCCTGAACCAGACGAGCTTCTGGGAGGTTAAAGCGTCGCACAATTCGTGCCATAGCTTTGTCATCAGTTGTAGGTTTACCCGTTTTCCTGTTGACGTAGGGTTTGATCCCTTTTGTGACATAGAAATACTCCATACACTGTTTTGGAGAGTTTGGATTAAACGGCCGTTCTGCCACCTCCAACAGATCGACTTCTTTCTCAGCAATCTTGGTTTCGACCTCTTCCTTGGTTTTAGCCAACTCGTCCATACTAACCTTAAAGCCTCTTGTCATCATGTAGACAAGGGGATCAATCAACTTGATTGTTTCTTGATAAGAATGCCAATACTCCCTGTCGTGCAATTCCACCTCAAGGGCATACCACGCCTCCATTGCTACGCAGGCATCCTTAGCGTTGTATCGCCAGAAGGTGTGGTAATCACCGTCCATCTTCTTCCACATCTTTCCGCCGTCGTCTTTCCAATAAGGTTCCCTTGTATGGATAGATGCGATGAAGTCTAAACCCTTCGGAAAGTCGGGATATAAGAGGTGCTGTGCTACCATAGTATCTCCTAACCGTCCCTGGGTTATAATAGAATTCTGTTGTAAGAGTACGGAGATGTCAAAGGAGATGTTCTGATTGATCTTTCGGATAGAGGGATCGTTCAAAATTTGAGCGGTCAACTGCCATATCTTCATCTCCTGATCTATGCTCCACCTAGCCTTGCTGTCTGTTCCTACTAGGGGTATGCACATGGCATCATCTGGGGCAATGGCAAACCCGAGGCAGGACACCTGATGCCTAAATATCTCAATATCCAGGGCTACGTCCCTCTGCTCAAGGCATTCCTTCAAATAGGATATAACTTCCTCAAACGAGGGATTAATCCGCAAGGTTCTCTGGGGAAGGTTTAGGTTGGAAGAATTCCTCTCCTCAATCACGCGCCTTAAGTCTGTTGTAATAATATAGCGCCAGATGTACTGCCCTCGGAGGCTAGCAGCAGGGTGGATTGTCGCCACCACCTTCTTCCCAATCACAGGACTGGATAGGATAGAACCTCGCCATTTCATTATCTGAGCGTGGGGAGTCAGGGCACTGAGGGCTGTATTCCCAAGAGGGACAAAGACATTAGCCTTGCTTCTTGCCAACCTGACAAGGAGGCTATCTAGGTGCTTCTCTCCATCTGCAGTGAACCCGCCCTTGTTTGTCCACACCAGATCGCCGGCGGAGTCCCAGATTTTACCCCCCAACTTATCCTTGGTAACAGGCTCCTCGAAGATGTTGGTCAGATAGCATTCGCGTCGGATCATTCCTGCAGCGTGCATACACTGGTCGAGGACATGCCCAGCCGGGCCGACAAAAGGCTTGTGGGCACGCATTTCAGAATGGGATGGAGCCTCCCCTATGATACAGATTTTGCTGCCAGGGTCGCCCTCTTCGAAGGGGCTAGTCATCTTCGGCCAACTCACAAGCCAGTGCCAGGTACCCACAAGCGTCTATATAGTTATCTCGCTTGTGTTGAGGCCCAGTTGCAATACGAGCGAGTTTTAGCAAAGCCATATTCATAGCTGTGCGCCATTCCTCACTGGGAGCTCTATCTTCTACAAGATTGGAGTACGAATATTGAAGATCACCGATCGCCTTGAAATTTTCCTTGGGGGGACCGTAAGTAGCCTCTCGGTCAGCAGATACTATTTTATTGGCTTCCTGTAATACATCATCACGTACGGGCATTCTTCCTCTCCTTTTTCTAGGAAGCTTTTGTTAATTTACAAGGGTGCCGGCATCCACATCCTTTTGGATGTTGGCAAGGAACCTGGTCCTAATCATCTCATCTAGATCAAAACCTAGTCCCTTTCTCCTAATCCTGTAGCCGGCCCTCAAGGTTACGCCGGACCCAAGGAAGGGGACGATTGTTGTAGAACCTGGCCAAGTGAATGTCTCGAGGATTTCTAACATCAGTTCGATTGGCTTCTCGGTGCTGTGATCTTTCTTCTGATGGGGGACGGGTTGAAACTGAAAGACGTTGGACCGCCCTTCTTTCATAAGTTTCGGCTTGCCTTTTCTGGCGACGAAGAAAGGCTCGTAGGAAGAGCCCAAAGCAGTTTCCGGAGCAGCAGTCTGCCCAGCTTGACCCTTAGTCCAGATTGCGGGGATTGGATTAACTGTGAACCCAACACGAGTAAGAGTATCATAAACCTGCTGATGCCATGACATCCCGTACCACCAGACACAGTAGGAGTTTTTTCGCAGGACACGGTAAACCTCCGTCGCTATGTTGTGTAAGAACTTGGGATATTCCTCAGTGGGGATTTCTATATACCGGGTCATTTCGCTATGACTCTTGGTCCGGCCTTCCCTTCTTTTGTCCAAATCAATCCCGTATGGGGGATCGACCTCGGCAAAATCGCAAACATCGGGATTCATTTTCTTTATCTGGGTTACACTATCTCCGAGGATGTAATGATCCCGTGCCCATTTAGCTATTCCTTTGCTGGTTTTTTCCGCCTTCTCCAACAAAACAGCATTGACGGCATCCTCTTCTAGTCTTTTGTATTTCTTCCAAGCCTCGTCCTCAGTCTTGGCATCGGCCAATTCAGGGATGATCTCAATCGCCTCTGCCAACTGTAACCGCCTGTTAACTGCCCCAGCCGATGCATCTAACAACCCAGCCTGGTCACGCTGAGACCAGTTGGGATCAGACTCAGATCTTAACTGGAAAATACGAGCTTCTAACATAGCCCGCTCGTCCCATCTCATGTCCTTACGCATGACATTTTCCAGGAGTTCGATTTCCCTATGCTCAAGCTCCCCCTCTGCTGCCAGGACAAAGGCTGTTACCTTGTCCCACTTGAGGGACTCCATTGCAGTTAACCTACGCTCACCGGCAAGGAGGGTTAGGTCTTCGCTCAGCAAAAGAGGGACGAGTTGGCCCTTCTCCTTTATACTAGCCGCCAGCTCTTCTATATTCCCCAGATCAATCCGATACCGCTTGGTTTTCTTGATCTTCTTGATCTCAACTTGTTGAGTTTTCATCCACCAAACTCCGCTAGCATTGTCGCCTGCTCTTCTGGGCTGAGACTATCCAAGAGACTGATAGCATTAGACTTTCGTTCAGCCTTCTTCCGCACCGTCTTCGGAGGAGCTTTTGTGATCTTCCTGTCGCCCCGAATGTCTGCGATCTGTTGGTGCAGTTCTTCGGTGGACATATCTGTGAGGTGGGTTCTTAATTTGGAGAGGGGATTGTTCATGTCTTAAACTCAATTCTGAAATTTCCATCCAGCACGGCGCCGTACACAAGAGTGCCCTTCTGCTCCACACTGTCCAACACCCGCTCAAGAATGATACGCAACACATGGCTTTTTATGCCGTAAGGCATCTGTGCCGCACGCTCCGCCAGTTCGGGTGAGACTTCAAAGTTCATCCGTTTCATTTCTGGATTACTCACTTCACAACTCCTCCTTTTTCCGCCTCACAAAGTCTTAAAAAAGCAATATTGTTTTCATCCACCTGATCCTTCGTCCCCTCTGTATCATCCTCATGAACATAGACTGGCTGGTAGATATCACAGAAATTACTTATTCTTACGGGTAAACCTTTTCCGCACCCTGTCACGATTAGCAGGATCATGCAAACTGCGGCGAGCGTCAGTAGCGGTGCGTACTTCATTCATACTCTCCTCTATATACTCAGCGAGGGTTGCCTTCCTAGTGTTCTGGCGAATGGCACGATCTCGGGCGAATTGGGCTAGGGCTTTTGCGAACCCTAGCCCAACTCGAATCAGATGAAGCCAGATCACGACTGAAGCTTAGCTACCCCAGCCCGCAAACCAGCAAGCCCGAAGCCGTTGAGGATCAGAATAGCGTTGTCGAGAACACCCTGCCAGGCCGCCACATCACCTGTGAGACCCTGCACCACGCCGACAATGACCATAAGGGCAGCAACGATATTCGTCTTTTTGTTCTGCAAAAACTCCATGACAAATCTCCGAATTGTGGAAGGAAAGAAGAGGGGGGCTGGGATGTCGGTAGACTAGCAACCCCCCTCTCTCAGGATCACCTTAGGAAGGCTGAGGCAATCCCGATACCAATACTACTCCGAAACCTTGGGCAACACCAGAGTATTGCGGAGGCCAAAATCGTCGTCCTCCTGTTTCAGGAGAGCGTCGCAGGTAGCTCCCAGCAGGTCATCCGTGTTGAACCCGTCCACTTCGTAAGTGACGCCGAACATGGTGAAGAACCGCTTTAGATCCCTCATGTAAAGCCTGTTCCACTCACACCCGTCGTAGGGCAGGTTCAGCCACTGGAATACAGGAGCCGAGCCTTCGCCGTCCTCACCTTCGATAGCAATAATGACGTTGACGCCAGGATTGCCGGCCTTTGAGTCCTTCTCCTCGGCCTTGGTAATCCGAAGGGGATACTCTCCCTCTGCTACCGCCTTGTCTTCGTAGTCATCGCCCATTTCTGCATTGATGAATGGCATCTTTTGCTCCTTTTCAAGATTGCCGTTTCAGGATTGCGCCTATTCCGTATTCGCCGGCGCGTGCGAAATTCTTGATGGTGACATCCTCCTTAGCCTTCACATTAAGGGAGGAGCGAATTGTCTGAAGACCTCGCTTTTCAGGGATGGTCTGTATCTCAAACTTGAGTTCATCTCCCTCCGATGCAGCTTGAGCCAGCCAGAGGTCTGTAAACATAAGAGGAAGTTGGTTTCGGGAACTGCCCGGGAGTTGCAAAAGGGTTTCCACCTTCTTGGTCTTGTCGTCTTGAAAGACTTGTAGGTGCCCCGTAGCAAACATATTGATAGGAATAGATGTGACAGTCCGAAAGACTGTGCTGATCTTATTCCCAACTACACGATAGTCAGACAGATCTTCAATCTTCCCATATCTGTTATTGATGAAAAGTTGTCGATCCATACACGCCTTGACCAGGAAGGTTAGGGAGTCGAAGATCATCCAGTCGTATTCTGTAATTTCTCCTGACTCCTCAAAATCGTTGAGGTGCTCCACCCATCTGTTGTATAGGGTCGGCTCCCTTTTGGTTGCAGGAGTGTCGTCCCTCGCACCCTTGTTGAAACCCTTTAAGGTGGCGTCCATCTCTACCATCTCAGGCATGAACTCTTCATAGTCGAGGTCTAGTCCTCGAAGGGTTTGCAACGAGTTGGGGTCGAATATATAGGCGAACTTCCTGCCTGGAAGAGTGTGAATTTGGGCTGTCTTGCCGCTTCCCGTTGGACCTACCATGAGTATTCGGGTAGGTACGTCGGATAGGTCTAGGTCTTTTGCGTTTGGCACTTGTTTTATTCCCCTCGTTCTTAGGTGTGGGGGACCAGTGTAGATCCCCCACAACATTGCTCATTTTTGCACATTAAACACCAGTTGTCAACTGATGATCCCGCTACCCGTTTCGCTTAGCCATCTTAGCGAGTTTTATACTCAGGTCTCGCTCATCTGTAGTGTGCGTAGTTACTAAGATCAGGCAAGTCATGGCCTCTGAGCCGGTCAAATTTCTTGCCTCAAAGAGTTCCCTAGCCAACCATTTAACCGCCAACAGGGCAGTCATAGGAACCTTCTTGCGTCTTCTCCATCCGCTGACAGTATTAGATGAGAATCCTAATTCCGTGGATAGTACTCCCTCAGTCCAGTTGTTTCGAGCCATCACCTTGGAAGCAAAGGCTTCGAATTGGTCAAATGTAGCTGTTTGATACGTCTTAGTTTTGTTGAGTTTCATCTCTTGTTGCCTCATTTCGATTGCTCCAATCCTAGTTTGTTCAGTTCCAGAACCTCAAACGGACTCCACTTCTCCTGCCTGAACCCACCGGGGAGGGGCTTCCCGATAGGATTAGCCCACGCCTTACACAAGTCCATGTAGGTGCAGCCACTATAAGTGGCACACTCTCCCGTATTCTTGGGAAATGCTGGTAGGTAGGGGGTGGAAGAGTCTGGATTGAGGTGCTCCAGAATGGCATCATTCGCCTCGATCTGGTCGATCCAGTATCGAGTTTCCCAAAGCCAAGCGTCCAACTGTTCCCACTTACGTTCGATGGGAATGAACTTGAACACATCGTGCTCAGTTTTGTGTACCAACGCCCCGTCGACCCAGATCGCCCGGACTTTATCGCCATACGTCATTCTGGCGGCGTACATATATCCGTCGATTTGGCTGTTGGGACTGAAGGAGTCAATCCAACTGGAGCGGAAGCCCGCAGCTTTGGAGTACATGGCAGTTGTCTTGTGCTCTCCAACTAAGATGTCCCCCTGGTACTTAAACACCTTATCAATTCGTCCGACGTAGAACAAGTTGGGAAGGTTGGGATCGAGGGGGACGGCAAACGGCTGCTCTACTGAAATCAGCTCGAAACCTTTGGACTGGAACATAGCTCGTCTGGTGTCGATATAACTGTAGAGCATCTCTGCTGCAGTGCCGGGGTGACGAGCGCCTAACTTGGCGATCTCATCTGGACCCATCTCCCCGTAGGGAGTCATGCCCTCTTCCTCCCATTTGTTTAGGAAGGCAGCAAACCCGGCTTGGGCGATCTCCGCAGTTTTGCGGCCAGGGTCGGCTGCCAACAAAGTCCAAACTACATCCATCGCATTATGCCAGGCTGAGCCAAATACAAGAGCTGGCCCCGATATATCAGGGGTCCAATGCAACCTATGGCGGAAGTAGAACTTCCTGGGGCAGCCCTTCATTGCAGAGCAGCGGGTGTTGTCGTAAAACTTATCAGTCACTTTTAACCAGTCCTTTCCGGTTCCATATAACCAAATCTATACAATCCCTCCCTCTTAAAATAGAAGGCTCCTTGATTTGTGGCAGGCAGATGATGTTCTGCAATTCAGAAATCCATCCCCCTATAATCTTATCGGTATCCACAAACCTGTGGGTGCACCTATCAGCGATTTCGTTCTGCCTCTCCTTACATTCCTTAAACACAGCGAAGGGGTTGGCATATCTCATGTTCTCTAATGACCTAAGGTTGTCTCCCTCATTTCTGTAAGGGAGAAGCCAAAGGGCATCGGGGAACATAGCGTCCCATATCTTCCAGGTGGGAAGGAGTTTCCAGTGTTTGAACATCCAAGGTTGATCTGGTGTCCAACCTTGGAACTCCAACGACTCGAATATGTTCTCCCATTGAAGGGGGAACTCGCCTTTGTAGTGGCGATTCAACATCGCTGTGAAGGTGTTGTTTTCAAAGAAGCCATAGGGGTTGAACTTGTTTGGCTTCTTACAGTCTCCAGTCCACACACCTTGGGAATGTAGAATCCGAGCGCACATGGATGTGCCTGATCTTGGCGCACCGGCTATTAGGATGGGCTTATTGAGCATCAAATCCTCCCTCAAGGATGTTAGATCAAAGCGTCTATATCGACTGTCCTACTGATGTACTTCCCATCCCTAAATAGTAGGTAATTTACCTTGCCGTGCTTCCTAGCAAAAATGGCAGAACAAATACTGTTCAAAATAGCCAGTGATGAGATCATCAAGTGATCCTGCTCAGAACTGTTTTGCAGTCCCTCTGATAATTCTCGATACAGGGAATTTATCGCATACTTATTCACAGTCCCAGACGTTAGGAACACAAGTTCCCCAAACCTCAGCGCATCGCTGAAATTGTGAGCAGACTTGTTGGGTACAAACACCTTTAACATGGGACCAAAGTGGGGAGAGGTAAACCAAGAAACCCTCTCCCCACCCGGGGCTGGCTCTACTACACTGGGGGATTTAATGCAGCAGGGCCGAACTCACCAACCTACTTGGAGTTGGCGTCCTGGAGGAAGGCCGCACGTTCCTCAGCCGACATGGCCTGGAACTGTTCGCGCAGCTTCTCCTGCGGAGTCTTGCCTTTCTTGCGGACTCCCGGTTTCCACTCGGCAACGGCCCCGGTGATGTCCTTGGCCGACTTCTCAGCCTTCAGCATCCCACGGACGAAACCCTGCAAAGCAACGATGGCGTTGGCCTTGTAGTTGGCAAACACAGTTTCGTCACCGAACAGCTTGGAGGCTCCGGCCAGGTCATCTCCGAATTCGTAGTTGACCTTGATCGGATCGCCATCACCGAATTTTGCAGAGACTATAGTCATTACACTAACTCCTTCTTCATAGTTGTTTGCGGAACCGCATTGTTACCAATCATACATGACCAAACGTCAAGAATCAAATTGTTTTTTAATCCTGACTAATGAAAAGCAGGGGTTGCGGTGATCCCGCTGAATTGTCCGAATTTTGGACAGCCCAGCGGGATCATGTTCAACCCTGGATTACCACCTTTCAGCAACGGCATTGTCCAGGAGGATGGCCTCCTCAACGTTGTTGAACATCTCCTCAAGGGTGTCGTACAAGGGATGTTTAGTCGAAATCACCTTCCATCCCTTGTCCCACGGGAGTTCAATCTCCTCCAGTTCAATCTCGTGAGGCTCCTCAGGGTAGCATCGCTCAGGCGGACCATAGATCTGAGCCGGGCGACCAGGAAACACACTATACTGAAACCTCACATCTATGTCAGCAACGCACTCGCCAAACTGTACTACCTCATAGGTGTCTGTATAAAGGGTCATGCTTAGCCTCCTATCTTCACGAAGCCACCAGTAGGCGTCATGCCGTAATGCTGGCCGTGGCCGGTCCCCAGTCCCACACCCTCACGCTTGAAGCAGGTTGGGCACATATTAGCCCAGGGGCCATGCACAGTACGACCATCGATAAAGCTGTCGGTGATCGGCTTACGGCAGATGTCACACGAACTCGGGGGAGTCCCAAGCCACTCTTTTAGTGGCTCATCAGGGCCGTCGTTTGTGATAAGATCGAGGAACCCATCCACACTCATTGCATACACACCGTCGGGGAGTCTAACCATCTTGGTTTCTCCTATAAAATATGGAACAAGGCAATTGAGATGTTCATCCCAACCGCCACTCCGAGCAGGAATATAGTCAAGGCGATCCACATCACTGCGGCATCGGCTGCGTCCAGGCCCATACGATCATACTTAGAGCGTATAGTGCTAGGAAGAAGAGGCACATCCCTACGAACTCGACTATGAGTTTCATGTGGTTATCCTCTGGAAGCTTCATCCATTAGAGCGTGCCAGGTCCGATGAACCTCGGCAACGTGCTCGAAGCCATCGTACTCTTTGATTTCCCATTCCACGTCGTTTGGAATTTCCACCACTCGAAGGTCTGTCACCTCGCCGGAGTGTAGCATCTCTTCGACGACCTGCACCAAGGCAGGGTCGTCCCGCTCCACGTCGTATTTGGAAAAGAAGCTGGTGTCCGACATATCAGCTTCCCAATGCCAATGAGTCCAGTTCTTGGTTTCTTTCTTATATAGTACAATCTCCTTGATCGCAGCATACCGTTCGATGTTTGCATTTGAGAGCTGAAAGCCCCCATAGGCGTTGTTGATTACAATCTTAGGCATGGTATATCTCCTTGGTTGATACCAAACTCGGGGCGTCCCTACCCCGAGGCTGCTATGAACCTATTCGAGATTGTCCTCCTCAGATGAGGTGAATGCCCTGTCCTGGCAGGCCGGACACATCCCGGCGATGAGGTACTCATCTCGGTAGATTTGTGGCCGGCCTTCAAACAGCGAGGCATCGATGGGACGGGCACAAGTGGCACAATTGCCCGCCGCACGGTTCGCCGCCTGCTCAGGAAACATCCCGTCCATGACAGCTTGCATCTCAGAGGTTCTGGTCATCAGTTCAACTCCAGGGGCCGACCGTTATCAATGTTAGCCTCTCGGATCAAGAACTCCTGAACGCTCTTGCCTTGGTCGTGTATCGTGTCTTTGTAGCACGGACCACAGGTGTCCCAGGTACTCAGGTCATTGGCCGACGTAGACGGGCCGCGGTTCGTGGCTTGGAAGGATTTCCAAAAGTCGATGAGATCATCCAACTCCCTAAAGTCGAATGACAGGCGATAGACCTTCCGCATGGCTCAAACCTCCTAGATGGTGACTTCGAGGAGCATCGGTTCAGGGGTTCTGGTCATCAGTTCAACCCCTTGAAGGAGGCGTCCCCAGAGCCGTCCAGAACCATCCGGAGAAACATCGGAACCTCTCCATTGAGGGCCGATTTCCTTATGTAGATCGTCCCCACAGAGGCGCCATTCTGTATAGTAACGACTTCCTCCGTATCAGGGTTGATCTCTCGATAACGAATGGCACCCTTTGTCTCGCGCTCGAATTCAAAAAGAACAGACTTGGTTTCCATCTTCTTCTCCCATGTAGTGCCAGGATCGGCACCAATCTCCCTTGCTCTTACACAAGGGAAACTGCTGACGATCAGTGAATACTCTTCAACGGTACTGCCGACACCTCATCAGACAAGGTCATTACCGCCAGCTCCAGCATCGGCACTACGTGGGCGAGTGTCTGGTGCTTTTTGAGATGAAACAAGAGATCTTTCATCATGGATAGTGTGAGCGTCAACACAACTTGTTGGGGCTCTTCATGAGCCGGCTCCAGCTTCATAGCTGTGACATACTCCGTCTTGAAGTCTTCGAAGGCATCAGCAAAGTGCTGTACATCTTCTGGGGACAATCCCATTTCTACGCCGACATCACCGCTCGTAAAACTAATCATCTCCAGATAGGTATTTCCCTGCTTAGTATCGTGGACTTGGGCTTCGGTGAATTCATCAGACATCTTCTATCTCCTTCGTGCAAGAGCAGCCAAGCTCGGGCGGATCAGGGTAGCATCAGATTGCAGATGTTTACGTATAGCCTTCACGGCAGCTTCAGCCATGATGACGCTGTCCTCTTCAGACCAGAATGTTGACCAAGCCTCTGACTCCCGTACGGCCTTAGCTACGGCTTTAATTAGGTCATCCATCTCAATATCTGTTTTCATAGCTGCTACCAGCGCTCTATACGAGCGTTTACTCCCTATCAGCGGGGCTCATTTTGTCCAGCATTCGTCTAATCTTATCCTCCGTGGAGATGGAAGGATCGAATCTGCCGGTGCCAGTATTGAACTCAACTTGAAGCTGGATGAGATCCTGAAAGAGGTTTTTGACCTTCTTTATCTCCCTTGCATTGGCAAGGTTTATAATCTTGGCCATCTGAACCATCCTTGGTTTAGTGACAATGAACACATTTGTTCACCCTTATTATGCACCAAATTTTCCCAAGATTCAACCCCCTTTTTTACCCCTGGCTTTACCCTTCTTAGGTTGAAGGATGGCCCTCAACTCTTCATCCGAAGCAGTCTGTAGGTCCATCTCAACCTTCTCATACTCAGCCCTAAACTTGTCTCGCTCCTCTCTAGTCATTCCTCCATCAGGTGTGGGCAAATCCCTCTCCAGTTCCACAACATGAGTAGGACTGATCTTCCTGTCTTTCTCAATCTCCAAAGCTCGATGCCTCGATAGTCTTCCAAGCGACCCATCAGGCCATTCAATCTCCCCCTTGGTGGCACCTGTAGAAATCTGTGATATATACCCCTTAGATAGGTTGAACTGAGCAGCTATGCGAGCATACCTCACTCCTTTCCATATCCACATCTTAATATCTCTACATTCCTCGTCGGTCAACAAATACAGCTTACGACCCATCTTCCATCTCCTTCAAAACCTCTCTCACGTCATCCATCTTTACAAAGCCGTCGGCTCGTATCTTCCTATCTCGTCCATGAGGCATCGGGCCGATCCAGCCGTTAGGCCATTGAATAGCCCACATAGCTCTTCCCTGTCTAACTCTGGCAACAAAACTCTCCCTTATTTGCACCTCCCTAGCAACCTCAGCTGTAGTCACGCCGAGCCATAACAACCTCTTAATCCTCTCCCCCTTCTCATTAGAACACGCAAGATGCTGTTCTGCTACATAATCACTCATTGCCCTCATTGTCAGTTTGTCGATCATTTTAGTGATCCTAGATGTTCATGTGGTTAACAATTATACCAACAATTAACCAAAATCCCAATGGGGGGTACAAGGTGCATCGGGGGGTATGCCCCACTGGGATGTGGGAGCTAGTGGTATTTATATTAATCTTTTTTTTTTTTTCTAGTCCCCCCTCCCCCCCTCTAAACCTCATCACCCGACCCCCCTCGTACCCCCCCTTGTGATTTTCATAAATTGATTGATTGTTAGATTACATTACCCAAAAAGTTCTCTTGCTTTCCTCTCCACAAAGAGACAAAATCCAAAAATGGATAACTTCACAACCCAAGTGCGTCCTCCCCTCAACTTCTCCATCCGTGACCTGTGGAATGGTGAGATGACAGATGAGGTACGCACAAAGTTTGAACAACTCAAGAAAACTTGTGAGGACAAAACAAGTGACCAAGTGGCGCAAGGGTGATCCCCATCTCATAAACGGTGGCGACTCAGGACTCTCTATGGAAGGTGCTCGGGAAATAGCCGAGTTCTTCGGTCGTTCAGATACCACCATCTATGACTGGATACACAAGGGTCTCCTCCCCGCAGCCAAGCTCCCCAACGGCCACTGGTTCACAAACAAATCCCTCTTGCTCGAATGGCTTATGGCTAACAACGAGGCAGAACTAGAAGCTCGCAAGAGCTAAAAATTTCCGGTAACAAAGATTGGTAACTGTCCGCGATGCCTCCTAGACATTCAGCACCTAAAGCGACCGCGGCTGACGTTAGGGCCAAGCTCCAACGATTCAACCGGGAGCCGTTTCTCGATGTGCTTGAGAAAATACTGGGGGCAGCCCCCACCATACAATCCATCCAAGCGTTTGCGAACAAATATCCTGATAGATGGGCGCAAGCCTTGACCATTGTGTCAAAACTATATGGCTTCCACGAGAAGTTGGAGATCGATCAGAATGTACACGTCCACGTGCATGAGATGTCCGACGCTGATTTGATGCATAAGTTAGAGGATATGAGAAAACAGATGTTAGATGCAACATCTGATAACATGGTCCTAGTAGGGGAGGTTGTAGAAGTAGGGGAGGAAGAAGAAGTAGAGCAGCATGGTCCTACTGGACAGCATGGTCCTACTAGGGCGCTCAAAATTTGAACAAAAAAGAGGCGGCCGAAGCCGCCCCTCCTTGTGGTGTTGCTAGTTGCGGCTTACCATCTCCCTGGTGCGGGTCCAGTCCACCTTGAGGCAGTCGGTCATTCCGTTCTTGATAAGTTGATGCTTGACCACCTGGGCCACCCCGTCGCGCTCCAGCTGCATCAGCCGAATCTGTTGATCCAACTCGGCGTGGTCGCGAATCGCTTGCTTCAAATGCTCCATCTTATTTCTCCTTATGGTAGTAATGGTGAATCTCAATCACGATCTTCAAGGGTTCCACCTTGGGCTGAGGCTCTCCTTCCTTCTTAGCCAGCCAGTTGTCGATCAGCTGCTGAGATCCGTTGGAAATCCTCCCCCGGTTCTTCCAAGAAGTTTGTTGGGAGGGTGACCTACCGTGGTCGCGAAAGAACTGGGAGCGAATACGGGCAGGTAGTGCAAACCATTCCTCGAATGTAATCATAGCAACCCCTTTGGTTTAATCTGGAGAGTTGGGGAGGCCCGTAGACCTCCCCTCCCCCATGTTGTGACCCTACTTCTGAGTCTTGGCCCATTCGATGAATGCGGCCCGCTCATCGGCATCCATGCCGGAGAAGCTTTTCTTGCTGACCTCGACTGGATCTTTCGCCTTGCCACGGTTAGCCAGCCTTTCTGCAATTGGCTTGACTTTGTATTCTCCGTCAATTGACCGAAGGGCTTTGGCGGGGTCGGACTCGACTTTCTTAGTTCCCGCGTAGGTTGTCCGAAATTCGTCGGCGGTAATGACGTCCAGCGCCCTTACTGCAACCTCCATCAAATCTTGCCGGGTGCAGCCTGTGAAATCGTAGGTTGTAGAAACCTGGTACCGATAATCTTTGACACCGGCGGGTTTGATTGTGCGGTGGGACGTCGCTGCATCCCCGGCGTGGTTCACTGACTGGACGGCTGTCCGGTCGAACTCGCCGTTTCCATTGATTTTCTGTTTTTCTGCCATTTTTACTTCCTCATGGTTTGATGGAACATCATTGTTCCGTCTTGATGGGTAATATATGGGTATAAACTGGGTGAAATGAATCAGCATTGCTGACCTATGTGTTGTTTTTTCGATCACGATATTGTGATCAACATGGTGGGTGGGGGTATACATAGTTGGCACGATTTTTGCCACGTGCCGTGGCCAATCTCACTAAATTTCAAACACCAGGAATGTTGTTCCTCCCTTGTTCGTTATGGGGTATAATATAGGGACAAGTGAACAACCATGTTCTTCTGGTTACAGAAAGGGGTTATGAAATGAGTTTGTCTTTTGCCGACCGTGAGGGGAAGGAGTTAGAACTCCTCATGATGAATGAACTGCTTCGTAGGAGAGCAGATGATCCCTTATTCAACTTCATGCCGCACGCTAAACAAGAGGCGTTTATCGACTCTGTGCTTGGCAGGGAATATTATGAGAACTGGTTAGTTGCCGCGAACAGGTCAGGAAAAAGCGATGCAGGGGCATATTGCGGAGCGGCCTTGGCCAGGTTTGGGTTGGCCGCAAACGAGGTGCGCCATGTCGGCGCTGCGGGATCACCTATCTCAGTTAAAGACCGAAGCGCCTCACTGTGGGTCTCGGCTCTCGACTTTCCTACAAGCCGTGATGTTATACAACCGAAATACTTTGACAATGGCTTTGTCGCGGCTGGACAGCACCCACCGTTTATCCCTGATAGAGAGATCGCAGAGTGGAGGGTGTCTGATCAGGTTCTGAAATTGAAGAACGGTTCTATTATAGGATTTAAGTCTGCGGAGACTGGCCGAAAGAAGTATCAAGGAGCTGAGAAAGATGCAGTCCACTTCGACGAAGAGCACGACGAAGGTATTGTTGAGGAATGTGCGATACGAGTGGGCGCGAGACGATTGCGTACTTTCCATACTATCACCATCCTACCACCCGAAGGGCAAATCGGAGGAGTGTCGTGGGTGTTCCCTAAGATCCTGGTGCCATTTCAATCGGGTGACTTGAAACACGCGATGGTGTTTGGGGCCTCTATCTATGACAACCCCCACATTGATCGGGAGGAAATAGCCCGACTGGAGGCCATCTATCCCCCAGGCTCCCCAGCTCGGAGAATTAGGCTCGAGGGGGAATGGCTTCCAGGGATGGCTGGTGCTCGTGCTTATCCTTCCTTCAACCGACAACTGAACGTGAAGGAGCAGCCAGAAATCTCCCTACGTCGACCTCTAGCGTGGATTTGGGACTTCAACGTTGAGCCTATGGTCTCTTTGATCGGCCAACGCGAATCATCTGGGCTATTCCGTGTACATAGGGAACTGGTTCTGAGTGAAGGTTCTATCCCAGATATGTGTCAGATGTTCTATGACGTACATACCCAGCATTATGCCGAAATCTGGGTTCATGGAGATGCCACTGGTAAGGCCCGGCATTCTCAATCAAACCGTACTAACTATTCTGTTATAGCCAATGAGATGAGACACTATGGCGCACCTTTGCGAATGAAAGTTCCGGAGTCAAACCCTCCAGTACCGGATCGAGTAAACGCCTTGAATTTAGCGTGTCGATCAGCAGAGGCCCAAATCAACCTTGAATTAGATCCACAGTGTGTAGAGCTAATCGCAGATATGGAGCAGGTATTAAGAGATGGGAGAGGTGGAATCAAGAAGACCTACAACGCCCGTGATCCATATTTTCAACGGACCCATACTTCAGACGCTTTGGGTTACTGGATCTCTTATGAGGCACCAATCCGTGCGTTACGAATGGCGACTAAGCTTGGCCGAAAAATTCCCCGTCCAACATATCGTTTCAGAGCCAGTTAACGACAACTATTGGTCGGATACACCCGATGTCGAGTAATCCAATTGACGATCCGGCTCTCTACCATGTAAGCTCAAAATTGCAAGAGCCGAACAACAGCGAGGTTAGATGTAGAGCTTGTGGAACACCCTTAGACCCTGGAGCACATCGAAGAATTGGGGTTTGTAAACAGTGTGTTCAACGCTCCACTGATCAGGCCGCACTCAAAATTCCGAGGATGAGTTATGGTAGAAGCCGCCGCTAAGAAGCCTGGTGCCGATATACACCCTGATCCTAACGGCCCCTCTTTAATCAATCTCACATTGGGCTATAAGAAAGAAGCCGAAGATGCGCGGAAGCGCCGTCTAGAGCTTAACAAGATAAATGTTGATGCTTATATGGGTCTGCAAGATTGGACTCATAAGCAAGACGGACAATCTGCTGAATTTGTTCCCAAAGTTGCTACTTCGGTAGAGCAGTTTGCCGCCCTCATTCAGAGGGGAATGACCTCCTTCGGAGATTGGTTTCAGGTTGAGATGGGCCGCGGTGTCCAGTTGCCGATCGCACCCGAGGAGGTGCGGGCGCTCCTTATGTGCTACTTCTCTTCTATCCCCACCGGACAGGATGAGAAGACGATCGCACTGGACACCGTTCTTTCCAACGCTTCCAAGGTTGGGCTTCTTGAATCAACAATCATACTAAAAGTTCATGGCCGGCAGGTGACTGAGAGGCGGTTCTTTGTTGAACGTGGCGAACCTGCGTTTAATATTGAGACAGAGGAATTCGAACCTCCCTCCGAATCCCTTGGTACTCAAGAGTTCTCCTCTTGGCGCCTGCTGGTTGACCTCATTGCTGCAGAAGACTTCTATCAAGATCCTTCTGGAGCTGGCCTTTATGAGATTCATCGGGTAGAGGTAGATTGGAGTCGGGCTGAGGAATTGGCTGAACAGGGTATATATGATAAAAATGCCTTAATGACTCTCAAAGGTGTAGATACCCACAAAGAGCATGAGCACAAACGGGCAGAGACGCGGAGAGGCCAATCTGAAAATGACCCTCCAGGATTTCGTAAGAAGATTGTCATAGATGAGTGCTGGGGCACTGTCTTGAATGAGGACGGCCAAGCAGTTAAGAAGAATCAGAGGTGGGCAATTGGCAATGATCGGGTTGTACTCCGTAAACCCGAGGACAATCCTTTTTGGCACCAAGAAAGCCCCTTCATTGTTCATCCCTTGATCAATGTCCCCTTCAGCACATGGCACAAAGCCATCTATGATCATGCTAGCCCTCTTAACCTGGCCATAAACGAGATGTTCAACCTCATCTTAGATGGTGGTTTAGCAGCAGTTTGGGGTATCAAACAGTTGAGGGCCTTTGCACTGGATGATTCCTCTGACGTATCGGGCGGCATTCCTCAGGGCTCCACCTTAGTGGTGAATGAAACGTTGCCAGCGAATGCAAAAGTGCTGGAAACTGTCACAGAGGGCCAAGTCCCTCAGGATGCTCTACAAACCCTTGGAGTATTGATTAGAGAGTTTCAGGAAGCCGCCCTGACCAATGAAATCGCCCTTGGACAGGTATCGGCAAAGCAGGTGAAAGCTACAGAGATTGTCGCTTCCCAACAGTCAAGGGCCGTAACATTAGATGGCATAATCGGCAATCTGGAGACGGGTTTAATAGATCAACTCATCCGAAAGAGCTGGATGCTCCTAATGCAGAATGCCGACGATCTCGATAGTCAGATGGTAGTAGATGCTATTGGTACCAGATCTGCTCTCCTTCTAAGTCAGATGAGTGCCCCTGAACGCTTTGCCCAATTTGCCTCCTCTTGCTCTTTCACTGCTCGAGGATTATCTGCAGTCTTGGCGAAGTCTCAGGACTTCCAAAAATCTATGGCCCTCTTACAGGCTGTAACAGTGAATCCATTACTATTCCAGGCCTTTATGAAACGCTTCTCAGGTAACAAAGCCTTGAGCACCTTGATGAAGCTCCTCAATATTGATCCACGCTCACTTGAGAAGGATCAGGAAGAGCAGCAGACTGCCGAAGCTGATGCCGCCGAAATCCCGGGGATTGCTCAAATTTTGAACGGCGGTCCTGGTGTTGCGGGTGGGCAGGAGGGCTCTCCAAGGGTCTCTGCAGAAGACACAGGAGATGCTAGTCTCCCAAGTGAGATAAATCAGGCTGGTAATCCTCTAACAGGATTGGTAGGATAATATGACAGATAAACCTAAACGTCGTGAACCTGCTTTTGATGATAGCGCAGAAAAAATTGAGCAGCAGGTGCAGCGAAACCTGCTAAGGCCACCTCCTACCAACAAAGAGCTGAAAGCGGCCATTAAGAGTAAGACGCCTGTAACGGATTTGATGCGAAAGCTCCGAGGTCGTTGATCCCATACTATGGAAGCATTTGGGAAGACGATTTCGCCAGGTAGTAGGGTAGGGCTAGGATAATGGTTGATTTTCTGGGCAGAGGCGGACCTGGTTACCCACCAACACTAAAGCGCATCCTCGGACCGGGGAGCGGTGGGGGAGCGGGAGGATTGAGTCCCCAGTCGTTGCGGCAAGCCGTTGCTCAATTCAAGACGCCCGGCGTTACAGTGCTGCAAAACACCAGACTAACCAATCCCGGTACTACATCTGTGCCGTTCAATCAGATGCAATTTCCCGCACCTGTGGGTCTCATTCAAGGTGGGCCACCTGGAACAGTACCTGTTGGACAGGTTGTAGATCCTGCAGACCCTATAGGGGCTCCTGGGGCTGATCCTGAGCAGAAGACACAAGGGCTCATAGACTTTGATCCTGGAGTTTCTATGGGTCAGGGTGTCGTGGGGTTGACGAACACTCTAAAGACCCAGGGATATAGGGCTAATATAGTTCCTCGAAGTAATGAAGGAGAGAAGGATACTATACTTTTTGATACCTCTTCATTTGATCCTAAGTCTGGGTGGCTTCACTTAAAGCTTCCCACTATCAATATAGAAATTCCTGGTCAGGGCATGACTGACTATGTAACAAAACTAACCTATCAAGAAGATGACCACGAGTTCCTGTCTGTGAAGATTCCCGCCCCTGATTTAAGAAGTTCGTTACAAATAGCCCACATCATGTCCAAAGCTCGGGCTGGGTCTACGGGTAAGAGTGTACTATTTGATGGGCCAAGTCTTGCTAAGGTTATAACTATGGGGCAATCCCATAAGGGTGCGGCTCTCAATAAGTTTAGTAGTGATGATGCTTTTGCTCATCAAGTCTCTACAAGTTTGAACGTAAATCTCATGGACCTGTATGCGGCTCAAATGGAGCATTCAGAGGTTTTGGACCTCCTAGCGAGTAACAATGCTCGACTAAAAACCGCAGTAGACATGATAAAGGATATGCCCTCTGTTCATGGAGATGTTGCACTGCCATTGGTGAAGGCCGCGGCTGTAATGAACACAAGTATGGTTGGAGAATCTCGTCATTTTGGGTTAGCCCAGCTAGGTAGCCCCCAAATGACTGAGGCGCTTGATCAATTCTTCTCTAATTTCCCCGATCTCCAGTTTGATCCCGAGGACGCTACGACAGCCCGGCTTAAATTTAGTAGAAGCTTTACCCATAATCAGAAAGATGCCTTGACTTCAGCTCAGAAGTTTAACAAAACCCGTACGCGCCCCGGTGTGAAGCTGACTCGTGCTCAGCGGAAGGGGGATCCAGCCCATGAGTTGCAGGCTGGTCGTAGAATGCGGGGGAGAGGGAGGACTCAAGAACTTTATCACGGGACTCTCGCGGCGTCTCAGGTTCAAGAGGAGGGACTCACAAAAGGCCATAGTTACGAGTTGAACATACCGGGCTCTTCAGTATCTGGTGCACCAGATGTATCCACGACGAATTTTGGTCAGGGAGATGCCCTTAAGCATGTTCTGATTGTGGAACTCCCTGCGGTGACGCAAGGCCAAATTATTAATTTGAAACCCTCTGATTATGGCGCCTTCGATCAGGAGCTTTTGCGCCAGTTGGATCCCATTGGATATGGTAAGTCTCAATCTTTCCATCATGAGTATGAGATATTCTTGACTAAGAGCGGTCGAGAGGGGGTTGTGATCCGTAGGCCGACTGATGAGGAGCTGAGAATAATTGAGCAGATTACTGAACAGTCAGTCGAGGAGTATCAACGAGTGCGCGGCGCTGTAGACGGTCTAGGATCAGACTCATTCATATCTGCTATTGACCGAGCTCTATCCTACAAAACAAACCAGCCCACAGGGACCGCAAAGTTCTTTGCTGACGAACCAGAAGCTCTGAACGGCACTCCTTCTAAGGTCTTCCACGCATTGAATGCCGCAAACAGGACTCCCTCAAGAGCATCTAGGTCTAGATTGTGGAAGGTGATTCGCCAGAATCTCCGCCGCATAGAGGTCAGGGAGATTGTTGATGGCTCTCATGAGAACACTGTAGCCAGTAGTCTATGGACTGAGCAGTATAGAAGCGCCCTTCAGGGATTGGCTCAAATAGCAGAGCGGGTCAGTATGAACTGGGCAGATATAGAAACAGGGGTACTAGAACTTGTTGAACTTCGACAGTCCGGCGGCCGGCCGCTCTCCTCGTTCCTCGATCCAACCGCATCCCAGCTGCATCTGGCCCAGCGTATTAGTCCTGGGGATCACGAATGGGAGACCAGAGCTGCGAAGATTGATGAGTCTTTTAGGAGCTACGTCAAGTGGCGCGAATTCCTCTACAAAGCGACTGAGGTTGCGCAACTACAGACATCCAAGACCAGAGATATTTCGGTTATGAACTCTGTTGTACGGATATTGAAGAAGGCCGGCTTTGCCGACAAGAATATTCGGGATACTCTATTCGGAACTGGTCCTGGGGGTGGTACTCTAGCGCTTAGGGAACTCATAGCTAACCACCTCCAACAGAAGACCTTTCCCATCCCAGCTGCATCTGGATCAAGGTCTCGGGTAGGAAACAAGGATGAGCTTCGAGCCATCATGAAGGTTTTGACAGACGGAGGACTTAGTGGCCCAAACTAACAAGTTCCAGCTTGTTCGTGATCCTGAGGGGGATGACAAAGTTCCTCAAGACAAGGTGGAGTATGGGAATGGATCGAAGGATCAGGTGTGTGCCAACTGTCTGTTCTTTATTCCTCCGGCGTCGTGTGAAATCGTGCAGGGTCCGGTAAGAGCTGATGGAGTGTCTCTCCTGTGGCGCCCAGACGACCCTGAAATACGCAAAATCCGAGAAAAAATAGGATTGTAAGATGGCTGTATCAACAGAATGTATCAATCGCCTGCGAGATTGGGTATTGTGGTATCACGGGAATAAGGATACCATCCCTAAGGAGAACCTTCAAAAGAGGCAGGAGTTTCTTGAGAAGGGTGTGGATGGTTGCTTTGAGATGGTAGCCCGCTGCCTTGAAGAGGTAGACGATTCTGGGAAGTCAGAGAGTTTATGGCTCCCTAGGAATCTGGAATTAACTGATCCGTTGCGCCAGGATGACTAATTCCCAGGACAAGAACGCAGAGCTAATCCATCGGGCGCAGAATGCCCAGCTGGGCTATACCATCGTCTTGGGTTATATAACAGAAGGGACAGAAACTGTCATCGGAAAATTGACATCAGCCTATCGCCAAGGTAATTTGGAGGCTAATGAAGTGATTGGGCGAACCGGCGAACTGGTT